CTATCTCACCGCCTGAAACGTCAGGCTCATCAGGGCCGTGAAGACCCTTTTCTGGTCCAGGTGTCTGGGGTAATAGATCGTGTCGAACTCGACCTTGGACAGGCTCGCTATTCCGTCGCCCAGTTCTGCCCGGCTAAAAAAGTAGTCCGCGAACTCCACCAGCAGGTCCAGCAGGGCATCGACATCCGAGCCGATCTCGTCGGCGACCCTCTGGTGCACGCCTATCCAGACTTCCACCTCCCAGGCGTTGTCGCTGTGGCTGGCCGGCTCGATGGAGACCGTCTTGGGCACGACAAAGACCTTGAGCAAAGAGGGCGAAGAGTCCTTGAACTGCTCCAGCTTCACGCGCGGGATCTGGTGTCGGCTGGCCGTGAAGGCCAGGCTCCAGGTCGTGCCGCCGACTTTATCGACTGGAGAGTTCAGTTCGGCGACGACGGCGTCTGCGATGTCTTTGATGGTGGACATGGTTCGATAGCGTTCGCTTTGTTTTTCCAGAGCCCCATGGCAAAGCCCAGTACGGCCAGGATGACCCCGGCGATGACGATCTGCGCCACGCCCTGAAGGATGGCGCCGCCGATTCTGGGTGCGTGGCGGGTCTTGCATCCCTCTTCGATGCTCTGGACCTTTTCCTTCAGGCCCGGCTGGCCATCGCCGTAGAGCGTCTTTTCCACATCAGTAACCCGCTTGACCTGATCCTCGTGGTGCACCTTCAGCTCGCGGAGATCCCCGAGCATCTCATCCTGCTTCTGGTCGATGGTGCATATCTTCTGGAGGATGATCTGGAGTTCGTTCATGGACCTTTCTCAAAATCCTTTAACTTTCCTCATCCACGCGGCGGGTGTGGATCCTCAACACCTTGCCCTGGACGTCGCAGGCCCGGAAACACGGCTCGTTGTCCAGGCCGCCGACCTCAAAAATCTGGTAGCCGTCCTCTTGTGCTAATGTGATTCGGTCGCCCGGCTGGGGCTTGATTGCCGAGCCTTTTTGTGCAACAAATTCCAAGGCGGCGGCCTCCACGATCCAATCGATCTGAAGGTCCTCGTGGATCGCGCCGTCCTCGGTCTGAACCTCCGTCCGGCGATTGCCCGGCACGGCCACGAGCTCCACGGCCTCGTACCCGCGGCTATAGACGATCGTCAGGCCCCGAGAAGCCCTGGCTGCCGCGTGCAGGCCGAGCATTGCGTTGTGAAATTCCGTCATCGTCTTTCGCTCCCTGGCACGGGTACGGCTCGTGCCGTGGCCGGCTCACCGGCCGGGATCGTTTGCATGGCTGCCTGGGATTTCGATATCCACCAGGCCGGGTCGATGCCGCAGGCCCGGCAGATTTCCTGACACTCTGCTTCATCTGTGATTGGCTCGAAGTTCCGAATGCCGACGGGTTTTTCCCTCCCAACCGTCCATGGGTGAAGATTTTCGGAGGTCTTGACATCGACGACATAAACCCCCGGTGTTGTCGAAGGGTCGAATAGGTCCAGGCCGAAGCCCGCCTTCTCCAGGTGCGCGCCGCTCAAAAGGTCCAGCTTGCGGTCGGCGTCGAAGGGCCAGACCTGCCAATCCACGGCATCCAGCATGACCCTCCCGAACACCCTGCCTGCCCCGCAAGGCGTCTTTTTGCCCAAATTGCCGGAAGGCAAAAACAGGCTGCTCCGCCACAGACCCATCCGCCCCGTCTCGGCATCCAGTATCCAGCAGCGGTCCGGTCCGAACCCGCCGATCCATCCCCGGCCAATCCGGCGGGCCGCGAAACGGACGTACTCGATGCTCAGAAAATCGTCGCTGCCGGCATAGATCACGGCCTTGACATCTGAGCCTGTTTGACAAAACTCCCGCAGTGCGTCCAGGCCGGCCTGATGCTTTCGGGATATTGGAGATAAAGGGCGATTGGGCCAGCGGATCCACCGAATGCCGGCTGCATCACAGACCGGACTGATCGCCTGGGCATCTTCGGGGCTGAGCACCGCCAGGGTTGTCAGGCGGCATTCCCCGGACATTTCCATCCGGGCCGCCAGCTCGGCGATGTGGGCCAGGCTGCGGCGAACGATCTCGTGCCGCCCGTGAACAACCGTCAAGTAAGCTAGTTCCAGCATCTTTCTCGAATTTCTCAAAATCTTTCAGCCCCCGCCGGCCAGGGTCCCCCTTTCGGTTGGTCAGGAGGACCCCGGCCCTACATTCAGCGCTTTCGCGTGGGTTATTAACTTTCTTCCGGTTCCGCTTCCAGCAGCGTCTCGGTGTCTGTGATCCCCAGCGTGGGATGGATCTGCACCTTTTGTACGTTTTCCGGCAAAGGTGCTTCTTGGCCGGTCGGCGTGGTCGCCGTCCGGTGGGACTGAATCTGACCCCAGGACCGATACGACATGAAGCATCCATCCGGCATGATGCCGTACCGCTGGGCGAACAGCACGATGGCCCTGGTGACCAGGGCGTCCGTGGCGTCGTGGCCGCTGTCGGCCGTGATGTTGGCGATCCGCACGATCGACTTGGCGTTGGTGATCTGGAGGCCCGCCCAACCCTCGATCTTCTGGGCCTTGCCCAGGTAGGGCTTGCCCTCGCCGTCGTAGAGCTGGGTCTGGAAGATCTCGCCTTCCTCGATCCGGCCTTCCTTGCCCCAGGGCACGCAGACGTCCTGGATGCCGGTCCGCACCAGATAGATGCTGCTTCCGGTCCCTGCGGACGAGCCGGTGGCGTCCACGACGCCCTCGCTGTCGGCGTAGGGGAACAGGCTGGCCATGCCGGGGAAGCCGTCGGCATTGGCCAAGGTGCCATCGTAAACCTGCCGTTGCCAGGCCTTGAAGGCCGCCAACAGGTGATCGCTCTGAAGCTGACGGACTGGATCGCCCCAGTTGATGCCGCTCAGGGCCGCGTTGTCGGCATCCCAGGAGGCATCCAGGTACTTGCAGGCCACCGTGCGATTGACGTACACGCCGGAAGTCCGGGTGCGCCCGCTGTTGATGGCGCGGAACCCGGCGGTGGGCAGGGCCGTGCAGACCAGCGTGTCGTAGCTGATCTTGGGCACGGGCGAGGCCGCGAAGAAGTCCAACTCCGGGATCGACTTGGCGATCTCGGAAATGATGCCGACGATCTCCTCGCTGGAGTTGATCGCGATGACGTCGGCGGAAGTGATGCGCTCTGCCATGATCGGCTCCTTGTCTTTTTTGCTTTTTCACACAGAGACGCCATGCCTCTGTGTCGCATCTTCAGCTTTTACTGCGCCTTCTTGGCCCGCAACTTCATGACCCGCCGGGCTCGGGCCTCGCCCTCGGCGCCGCCGCCGAAGGCCTCGACGAGCGCGGCGAACTTTTCAGCCGTTTTGTCCGCCTCCTCGTCCGCCGGGGTTCGGCCGGCGCTCAGAGGAGAAGCTTCTCCGCCGCCGGCCTGGGCCAGGCGATGGCGAAGCTCGGCGTTCTCGGCCGATAAGACCTTGGCGTGCTCGGCCTGGGCTTGTTCGAATGTCAGGCCCGCGGCGAACCACTCGCCGCCCCTGGCGCCGAAGGCCTCGACGAACTTCCTGCACTCGGCGCGGTCCGCCGGGATTGCCGCTTCAACGGCCTTGGGCTCGGCCTTGGCCTCGACGGGTGGTGCTACTGCCGCTTCGACGGATCCAGGGGCTTCTTTGCCCTCGACTTTGATAGCCGGATCCTTGGCGGGTTGAGACTTTGCCGCTTCCACAGTCCCGGGGGATTCCGGGGCTTTGGCGGGGTCCTGCTTGGATGCTTCCACGGCCGCCGATGCGGCGGCCTCCGCTGGGGGTATCTGTGTCATGATCTTCATCTCCTGAATGATCCTTTTTGCTCGTTCTGCGCCTCCGTGGGCGCAAAACTCGCTGACTGTGTTCATGTCGGCCCCGTAAGGGCAGATTGCCACGCCGCGCAAATGCCATTGCCGAAAGACCGCCAACGGCCCCTGAAAGACCTGTCCGTTGACCTCCGTCGTCTGCCCCGCGGGGATATCCTCGATGACCAGATTTTCAAAGGAACTGAGGATCGACGCCTCGTAGGGCACGCCGGCCTTGGCCTTCTCGATGATCTCCGTCGCCCGGTCGTTATCCTTGAAAGGCACCAGGGCCCCGTGCAGCACGAGTCCCTCATCCTCCGAGATCATCACCCGGTTGAAATATCCCACGATCTCCTTCATGTCGTGGAGGTAATCGATGGGCATGCGCTCCTTGTGCATCAGCAGGCCGTCCATGTCCCGGACGAACGGACCCCAGAACCAATGATGAGCCATGCCCGGCGTGGCCGCGACGATGCGAACGGGGGCCGACTTGGCCTTTTCGCCGTTGTCGCCCAGGGCGAAATCCGCCGCGAAGCAAAGGACTTCTCGGGGCAATTCCTCTTCCTGGGAAAGATGATGTTCGACGGCCTTTTTCCCTCCCGTGGCCGGCTCGAAACGGATGGGCTTGCACCCGTGCTTTTTCAGCCAGGCGCGAGCCTCGGCCACGGTCCATCGGGAGGAATCGAACCGAATGGCCTGTTCGACTGTCGGGCCATCGGGATTGGATTTCAGAGGTCCGCCGAGCGCTCGGACGCCCTCATCATTTCCCCAGAGTTGCACGATACGAACAAACTCATCCGGTTCCCGAAGCCGGGCCGCGTGTTCATTGGCATAAGGCATCGGTTGTTCTCCTAAGCGTTTTCGTCGCTTTTTCCTTCCTTGTCCGTGACGCCCGGTGCTTTTGACGAAGAAGGCCGCGGCAGGGGCGGCAGGCCCAGTGTGGCTCGCTGCTCATTGATCCATTTCTCAAATGCCATCCGCTCTTCGGCGATCTCGTAGGCGTCCTGGCCGCTGCGGCGGGCGGCGCGGACCTCGCTGTCCAGGTTGTAGGAAATGGCCAGCGTGTCGCCCTTGATGTCGCGGAGCTTGTCCGTCCAGGGCATCCCGGCGGGGATCCACTCCCAGTCCAGATCGTCCACCGTCCTGCCCGCCGGCAGCATCATCGAGCCGTTCAGCACCATCAGCCGCACTCGCCAGGCGACCCACTCGTCCATGAGCTGCTGGTTGTCCTCGCGCTTGGCCTTGGCGGAGTTCTCGTATTTTGTGATGTCCGCCTTCTGGCCGTAGTAATTGGTCTTGCTGGAGTCGTAGAAGCTGTAAGGGATGTCCAGGGCCTTCAGCGAGATGTCGGTGGTGAACTGCATCGCCGCCAGCAGCTCGCTCTCGGGTGTGTTGGTGGTGAGGAATCCCGCCCGGTCCTGGCCTTCCAGTTCCAGCTTGAACGGACCGGCCCCCGGGTCCACCTCGTACCGTTCGGTGTCCTTGGCGGTCCCTTCCCCGCCCTCTTCGCCTTCCTCGGCTTCTTCTGTGGGAGTGCCGGTCTGAGACGTGCCCCAGCCCGCGTGCTCCTCCAGCTTCTCGCGGTAGATCACCAGACCGAACATCTGGGCGACCTTGGCCTTGGCCATCGCCAGGTCGATGCCCTCGTAGATGTCCTTCAGCGTGTTCAGCGCCGGGGCCAGGGGCGTGATGCCCCTCACCTGGTCCACGCGGTAGGTCGTGTCCCAATAAGCGTGCAGCCAGAAGTTTTTGACCGGTATGATCCGCTCGAAGGAGTAGCCGGTGCCATCGGAGTTCCGCTTGCAGACGCACGCCGCATCCATCCGGCCCCAGGTGTTGCAGGCGATGCCCTCGACGAAATCTTCCGGCTTATAGCCCGTCCCGATCGGCAGGCCGCCGGTGGGCGTGCGGACGCGGTCGCCTTCAATGAGTTGGATCGCCCCGCCGGCCAGCTTCGCCCAGAGGATGTCACCGTCCAGGACCCGCCGGGCCTCGGAGACCCGCATGGCCTTGGCCAGGTTCCATCGCCCGGCCACGTCGAAGTTTTTCCGCAGGCTCGCCTCGGCAATCCTCGCCTCCAGCAGGTCGTCCAGCTTCGAGTCGCCTGTACGGGCCTGGAAGCTGAATCGCGACACGTAGTCCAGGTGGCAGCGGATCATCCACGCGGCGGTGCAGTAGTTTCGGATGACGTCCCGAGCCGTGCCGATGAGCCGCTTGCGCTTGGCCGAAGGTAGAATCTTCTCCTCGGAAGAGGTCAAAGGAATGGTCGGGCGGCGGCGCGTGGAATCCTCGGCGGCGTCGTAGCCGAAGGCCCTTTTGTCCGAGTGTCCCTCCCGACTACGGCGAATCCGGCCCCCAACGGCGGCCCTGGCCTGCCGGGCGAGCTGAATCATCTCATCCGTCCCGGCCGTCCCGGCAAGCCGGGCGAACTGGCGTGCTTGAGATTTCCTGCGTCGCACGATGGTCTTGGTCGTCATGTCGGCTTTCGGTCCAGGCGGATCGTGGAGATCGTCGGGGCCTTTCCGCCTTCCTTCAGGACGCGCGCTCGCCAGAACTCGTACTTTTTCTCCAGGTCCGCGTAGGTGACGTCCTGGCCATCGATGTTGATGCGCTCCACCCCGGCGTTCTGCTCCAGGAGCGTCTCGTACTTTTCAAGCATCCGCTGGGCGAATGTTTTTGCCACGGCCATGGTTTTGTCCGTTCGCCCAAGAGAAAAGCCCGCCAGATCGTCGTGCACGATTCGACGGGCTTTGTTCATCTCACCAAGACCGGCCCTGCCGGGCCGTCCCCTGGGCGGTATTCAGTTTTTTACTTCACGATGGAATTCTGCGCGATAACTTTCTTGAGTGGCAAGGGTCAAAAAAAGAAAATACTACGTTTTGTAATATTTTCTTTTCTCGTCCCGGGGCCGGCTACCAGGGCACATCCTCGTCCTTCAGACCCATGACCCGTTGTTGTTCCCTGGGGTCATCATTGGTTTCCAGGCGGAGCTTGAAATGCTGGCCGCAGGCCTTGCACTGCACGTTGGCCCAGACGATGAACCGGTAGGGTTGCCCCGTGACCTTGCTGACCCCCGAATGTTCCATGACGGTCGGCGGGTATCCGGGCGTGCGACGGTAGAGGCTGCTGCCACAGGCGGCATTCGGGCAATGCACCGGCACCGCCGGCACGATCGGACGGGGAATGTTGGCGCTGCCGGCGGGCCGGCCGGGCCTGCGCTTGGTACTTTGCTTCCGTGCCTTCCTTGACATCCTTGCCATCCTTGCCATCCTTGCCATAAGAGTTCTCCTTATTTTTTGAGCCGTGATTGCGTTCCCACGTGCCGCACGTAGCCCTGGAGCGTGTGGGCCATCTTCCAGCCTTCTTTTTCGTAGGCCGCGGCCATCGTCCACTCCGGCCGGTCATCGCAGACCGGATGCTTCCTGAGACACTCGACGACGTGCAGGCTGGGGTTCCAACTGAACGGACCCCAGTGGCTGTCAGAATAATTCCGGTATCCCTTCGGACCGATGGTGCTGATCTTCTCATGCAGGCGATAGGCAAAGCCCCCGAATCGCACGACCGGATCCGGCCAGTAGCGGAAGGTCACGCACTTGATCGCCGGGTCCATCGTCAGAACGGCCTCGGCCTCGGTGATGATCTCGCCGGCGCGATAAGTCTCCCAATCGTCCTCCCACAGCAGCGCCAGGCGCGTCCGAGGGGCGTCGATCATCTTCTGGCGGGCCTGGGTGTAGCTCATCGACCGCGGGAGAGAGATCATCTCCCAGTCCAGGAAATTGAATCGCTCCAGGATTTCGCGGCGATCGTCGGCCTCGCTGCCGTGGTCCACGACGATCCATCGCACGATCCGGTGCCTGTCCAGGCAGTTGGCCAGGAAACTCTTCATCGTCCGGCAGAACAGTTCCAGCCGCTGGCAGGTGAGGATCGCGAAGGTCACGCCCTCGGATTCCCCCTTGAGATAGTTGGGTTGTCGCAATGTCGCGAAGTACAGATTGGCCTCGGACCGGCGATTGGCGTGGCTGAACTCCCGCGGGGTGTGGCGGACGTGCATCAGGGGAAAATCCGCCGTAACGACCGTCTCAATCCCCGCCTCGGCGATCCTGGCATGGAGCACGTCATCCTCCCCGCCCCAGCCGGTGCATCGCTCATCCCACCCGCCGATCCGCCGCCAGTTCGCGGCGCTCAAGGCGTTCCAGGAGCCCGTGCACGTCCCGTGGGGCCGCGATTCGGTGGCGACGTGGATCTTCAGGCTCATCCAGTGGGCCCAGGACCGTAGGGGTGCAAGCTCGGCGGGGATGTTTCGACGCAGGGCCCACAGATGTTTTTCCCCCGTCTGGAAGGCCGTGTAGTCCACCAGACCGGCCGGGACGAGGTAATCCACGTCGGCGCAGACGATAATCGGACAATCGTCCAGGCAGGCCCTGATGCCGGCGTTCCGTGCTCGGGCGGCGTTGAAGGCCATGCCCTGATCCGGCCCGCGGACGATCTCCAGCCTGATCTTTGCGGTCGTATTCTCGTGCTCCAACAGGCAGTCCGTGAACCGCTGAATGGTCGGCTCATCAATGCCCACCGCCGGAACGACGATGCCCAGATCGTACACAGGAGAACTCAGATCTGTCATTTCAGGCCGCTCCTCTGTTTCCTCTGTTGAAATACCTGGCCTTGATCTTCCTGGGCTTTATCTGCCGGGCCTTCGGCACGGCCGGGCGCAATAGCCGCACGCCCAGGATCGAGGCCCCCGCCATGCAGCCGGCGGCGCAGTCCAGGAAATGGTTATCCGGCTTGTGGGCCGGCACTTTCCATTCCTCCAGCTTCCTGCCGCGCCCCTCGGTCTTGACCGGCTGCTCGGCCGTCAGGTGCTCGGCGAACAGGCGATGGGCGCTCTCGGCCTTGCCGAAGATCGACAGGCACCCGGCGTCGCCGACGGCCACGGCCAGGCGGGCGTGCAGAAAGCTCTTCCAGAAGTTCGTGTCGATCAGCGCCAACCTCACCGAGTAGGCCCCCTGGCTCCCGGTGATCCGCCAGTTGTCGCCCACCTCCTCGCCCCGCTTTCGCGGCCGCTCGTCCAGGGGCACGCTGGAGGCCGTTACCGGAAAACCCTTGGCCGACAGGATGATCGGGGCATATTTGCTCTGCCGGCAGAACAACTCCACGGGGTCCTTCTTGTAGCCCGAGTCGATCAGGCAGAGGTTGATCCGCATGGCCGCCCCGTCGTCGCGGAAAAAGGGCTTGCCGATCTTCTCGGCGGCCAGGGTCTCCAGGCCGGCGTAGATCGCCGCCTCCTCGCCCTTGCCGCGGTGGACTCCCATCAGCGTCCGCCGGATCTCGCGCATGGAGTAGTGCTGCCGCTTGGGGTCCGGGTAGGCCCCGTAGTCCACGACGTAGCCGGTGAAGTTCGGCTCGAAGGCGATTGCCGTGAAATACAGCAGCTTTTTGTGGACGTCGATGTAGAGGACCAGCTTGCTGCACGCCGTGGGGATCTTTGCCTGCGGGCGGCGGTTGATCTTTTCGGAGATCTGCTCGACCGTCAGGACCTCCAGCTCGGCCTGGTCGGACAGCGGGGCGTTCTGGTACTCGGCGAAGAACGCCGCCTCGTCGGCCAGCTTGAGGTTCATCGCGTGCTGGATCGCCGAGATGCAGTCCGGCGGGAAGCGGTGCTCCCAGGCCACCTTCGAGCCGGCGTCCATGGCCGCCCGGTTTCCCCTGTAGAACTCCGTCGCCTTGGCGCCGCCATCGTTTCGCCGCAGCCCATCGGCGCGAAGAGAGGCGTATTCCTCCCAGAGTTTTTCGTTCTTCGGCCATGCATAGACCATCGCCATCCGCTCGCCGTGCCATTCGGGGTGCTTGGCCGTGTCGAGGATCTGGTCGGCCAGGTCCCCCGGCATGATCACGGTGCAGGGCAGGATCCCGGCGATCTTGCGGTCCGGCCCGGCCATGCCCAGCACGTCGCCCAGCAGCAGCTCCATCCGCTCGTCGGTCTGGGTCCGGCTCCGGGCGGAGGCCCGGGTCTGCGGATCGTCCACCAGCACCAGGCTGGGCCGCACGAATCGGCCGTCGGGCATGTCCTTGATCTGGCCGCGGACGTCGCCGCCCGTCAGGCCGCAGACCGTGATGGTCGCCCCGCTGGCGGCGCTGCCGGCGATGGTCGGAAGGACGATCTCGTTCCGCGTCCAGGTCATGGAGGTGTATCGTCCGCTGGATTTCTGCTTGTGAGTCCGCTGGGGCGTCCGCTCCAGCTTGCGGATGGGGTGGCAGATTTCGGGGAAATCCCCGAAGAGGCGGTCGTTCCGCTCCAGGACGTTGTAAACTTTTTCCAGCAGCTTGCGGGCGCGGTACTCGGTGGCGGCGATCAGCGTGACGAACAAGTGGTGCCCGCAGAGCGTCGCCCAGACCACCGCCGCCAGGCACAGGCTGGTCTTGCCGTCCCCGCGGGGCATGGCGAAGGCGAACAACTCCCCGGCCAGCACCGCCCGCTCGATCTTGGCGATGACCTTGAGCTGGTCGGCCGACCAGGGCAGGTAGAAGATTTCAGGAAAATACTCCTCGCAGAATTTCCTGAAATCCCTGCGGCATCGCTCCCGGCGCTGGGGGTCGGAGACCGGCGGCGGGGCGCCGATCTCCTGGCCGACCTCGGCGATCAGGGCCTGCCGCGCCGCCGCCGACCGGCGGTGCTGCTCGTACTGCCGCTGGCGCTTTTCGAGATGGCTTTGTTTCTTCGCCACGTCGTCAAACTCCGTTTGACCGTCCAGCCGCTCGATCAGCCATGCGACGTATCGCGGCAGATGGATGTTCCTGCCGTCTCCGATCCGCAGGCCGGCCAGCTGGCGATGGCGGTAGAGCCGCCGTTCGGTGAGGACCTCGCCCAGGGGAGTGGAGTTGAGCAGCCGCACCAGTTCCGCCGGCGCGACTTGCCTCAAGTCGATGGCCATCTTGGTCGATGCGTCCTTGCATGGCGGGCAGGATCCTTGTAAGTAAATCTGCTCGCTACAGGGGCGGTGCGTTCACGCGCGCCGCCCCGCTCGTTTTTCGTTCAACCCTTCGATTGCTTCAGCAGCCACGCAGCATAGTGGATCAGGTTGATCGTGCCTCCAGCGCCCACCGGCGCCCCGGCCGCCGCGTGCTGGCGTACCTTCTCCTCCGGCATGGCCAGCATCTGCGCCAACTGGGTCACGGTCATCGCTGTGGGATTCACCGGCCCTGGCTCGCCGAGGGCGGAGGATCCTGCCACGGGTGACGTGGGATTCATCGCGGAACCTTCGCTAGTCGCCATAAGTCTTTGCCACCCCGGCCTGCTCGGCCGGGGTTCTCTCTCCCGAAGTGTTCGCCGCGATCCGCTCGGCTTTCTTCCCGGTGAACTTCTCCCATCGCTGCACGATCACGTCGCAGTAGAGAGGGTCGATCTCCATCAGGAATGCCCTCCGGCTGGTCTGCTCGGCGGCGACGAGCGTGCTCCCGGAGCCCCCGAAGAGGTCCAGCACGACCTGTCCAGTCCGCGAGGAATTGGTAACGGCACGCGCGACCAGCTCGACGGGCTTCATGGTCGGGTGGTCGTCGCTGACGCGGGGGCGGGCGATCTCCCACACGTCGTCCAGATCCCGCCGGTCGCAGAACGAGGATTCCCCCTTCGTGTGCCAGCCGTACCAGAGCGGCTCGTACCGGCGGTGGTACTTGCTCCGGCCCAGGACGAAGAGATCCTTGACCCAGATCACCGTGGCCGACCAGTGGAATCCGCAGCCACGAAGGACCGCGTCCAGGCGCGGCCACTCCGACGCGCCGAGGATGCAGTACACGTCGCCCGTCACGACGGCCGGGACCCGCGTGATCCAGGACTCCAGGAACGCCTGGTACTCCGCCGGGGAGAGATCGTCGTTCTGCAACCCCGGTCGTTGCCGGTGCCTGGGGTTCGCGTCGCCCCCGATGGCGACGTTCCACGGGGGGTCGGTGAACAGCATGGTCGCCTTCTGACCCTCCATCAGCGTCGCCAGATCGGCACCCTTCGTGGAATCCCCGCAGAGCAGCCGATGCCGGGATTGGACCGGGGCATCGAAGGGCTTGCCGCACTTCTTGCAGGTGCAGGTCATGTCGGGTTCTCTTCGCCGCAGTGCGGGCACTTGACGTAGGCACCGAGCAGCCACAGGTCGCCCGGCTTGGTGATGGCCTCATCCGGGAGCATCGGCACCTCGTTGGGATCGGTGAGGCCAGCTTGGACACCCCCGTCCAGCAGCTTGGCCAGTTCCTTCTCGTCGAATCCGAGCAGGGACAGGTCGAAGTCGGCCGCCTGGAGATCCTTCAGCTCGATAGGCAACAGCTCGTAGTTCCACTCCGACAGCGCCGCCGTCTGATTGTCCGCGATGCGGTAGGCCCTGGCCTGCTCGGGTGTCATGTCTGCGGCGATGTGCACGGGGATCTGCGCCAGGCCCAACTTCACGGCAGCCTTCCAGCGAACATGACCGACGATGATCACCCCTTCGCTGTCGATCACGACCGGCTGGCGCCACCCGAAGGCCCGGATCGAGGCCGCCACGGCGTCTACACCTCGATCGTTGATGCGCGGATTTTTCTCGTAAGGCCGGATCTCCTCAGTTTTTCGCCATTCGATCTTCATGCTCATCCCTTCCTATCCACCCGATGCGGCCCCACTGGCTGAAACAAAGTCCGCCCCCCTTTGCGACTGTTCCCAAAAAGGTCGCCCTTTTTTATGAGTCGACCAGTACCTAAAAACCGTGGCAAAAAACCGCGAGATGGCCCGACCACGGGGATTGAGGAATGACAAAGGGTTACGTGTCAATAACCTAAACATAACGCTAGTTATCCGTAGCTTGTGGTTCCGTGCGGAAATACGCCCCCCTGACCAGGAGCTCCGAGGCCTGTCTCATGTTCTTCGCACGGGTATCATCGTAGGCCATGAACGTCTTGGGGTCGGCGTGTCTCGTTAGGGCCATACCCCACTTGACGTTACCGTGGGTTAGCCGGGCGATCTCGCTTGCCGCCGTGTGTCGGAACCCATGCGGATGGCATTGCACTCCGACCTTTCGCCCCAGTTCCCGAACCACCGCATACAGGCCGTCATACGTCAGCCGCTCTCTTTGGCGACAGCCTTTCCCCATCGTTACAAACAGAGCTCCAGGCCAATCACCGCGGGCGGCGATCCATCGTTCAAGGGTTTCTCGGGTCTTCATCGGCACGGGCAATCGCTCGCGATCCCAATGGCCCTTAGTCGCCACGCGGAGTTCGCCTCGCAGCAGATCCACGTGGGCAAGGTCCAGGCTCAGCACCTCTTCCGCCCGCATGGCCGAGTAGAACAGCAGGCACACGATGGCCAGATCCCGCTTGCCCTTGTCGTCGGCCCGTTGCTGGCAGACCGTCATCATCCGCTCGATGGCGTCGCGTCCAGGCCCGGTGGTATCCCGGCACGTTGTCGCGGCAGGCAGGCGAAAGCGGATCCCCCAGGGGATGACGCCGAACTCCTGGGCCATGGCCAGCAGCGCCAGGATGCTGCTGATCCGCCGGCGGGTCGTGGCCAGGCTCTGGCTCTGGGCCCGGTTGAAGTTCTTCCAGTCCTCCAGGATCCTCTTGGCCGCCCCCTGTTCGCTGTGGATCAGTTTCTGTGCGGCCTCGGTCATGGTCTTGACCTTCAAGAAATCCGCCAGTGCCCGCAGGTCTGCCGCGTAGGCCCGCCGCGTATTTTCTCCGCGGTTCAGGTGCGATCGGACGAGCTGCTTGGGGCTTGTGTGTTTCCAATTAGCCATTTTTCGCCATTTTTAGCCATGCTGGATTGCTATCCCTGATCCCTCGCGGTCCTGCCACGCCATCTGAGCGGCCACGTACCGAATGACGTCCAGCCTTCGCGGCATGAAAGGTCCGGCCATCGCCTTTTCCATGTAGGTTTTCTGCAACTCATCCGGCAGGCCGTCGAAGTATGCCCTTCGCTGGTCTGCCTGGGCCGCTTGAGCGGCTTTTTCCGCCTCGGCCTGCGTGTCGGATTCTTCCTGGGTTGTCTGACTTGTTTGACGATTTCGGTTCGCCTCGGCCCTGGCGATCCTGGCAGCCGCCTGGTCGGACAGGTATCGCAGCACCCAGCCGAACCCGAAGGTCCGTTCTTTCTTGTTCGCCAGCTTGATACCGCCCCGGATGGCCTTTTCGTCGATCTCCGCCAGGCTCTCCCGATCCCCCAACCGGTATTCCCGCTTGATCTTCCTTCGCCAGCTCGCTGGCATCCCCCTGGCGTGGATGGTCCGGTAGGCCTTGTCCGCCTGGACGATCAGGATCTCCAGTTCCAGGGTTGGGATGGTGCTTGGGTCAAGAAGGTCAAGAAGACCAGAAACGCGCACACACTCCCCCGCTTGCGGGGGGGTAGGGGGGGTGTTGTTTAAGAATGAGGGGTTAAGAATCGCTCCGCCTGGCAGAGCGCTAGGCCCGCCGGAACGGAGCGCCTCTTGTCTAATAAGCTCCCCCGAATCGTCCGTAGCGCTCTGCTGGCCGGAGCGCCTTTCCTCCTGCTGATTTCTCCCCGGCGCTCTGCTGGGCGGTGCGCTGTCCATGACCGGCAAGGTAGGTTCGGCGCTCTGCTGGACGGAGCGCTCTAGCAGGTGAGTCAGGACCTGGTAGCAGACCGCCCCAGCCCGGCCGACCGCCTGGACCTCCAGGTATCGCCCGATCGCCGCCCCTATACCCCCTACGGCCCCTGGGATGCCCTTGCGGAGCGTGGACGCCACGGCATCGCTGGACAGGCCGAAGTCCCGCCTGAGCTGGCGGTAACTAGCCCATGCCCGTCCGGTGGCGGCATCGGCCTGGCCGATCACCGCCGCCACGACCACGCGCTGGGCGGGCGTCAGCCGGGGGTCTGCCAGTGCGGCCCGGATCAGCCGCAGGGCCTTTGTGGCCGGCAGAGTCAATGGGGTTACTTGTCCCATAATCTCACGGATTTCTGTTCCAAGCCACCAGGCCCGCGATGCTGAGGATCAGGAAAAGTGCGTCCCGCACGGCCAGTGCGATCATCCCGGCCGAAAGGTGCAACACCCCCGAGGCCGCGTTGGAGACCATCCAGATGAAAAAGCATCCTCTGTGCCTGCGGTTGTTCAGCAGCACGCCGGTTACGGCCAGTGCCGTCACGGCCCAGCCGATGATTTCAAGGGCAGGTAGATGCAATCCGGCCATCCATGGCCTCCTGGAACAGTGGGGCGATCTTGTTTAGGCGCTTTTTGGTCAGTTCAATCTGCGACGGGCGAATGTCGATGCCGATGGCCTGCCGGCCGGTCTTGAGCGCCACGGACAGCGTCGTTCCCGATCCGCAGAATGGATCCAGGACCACGCCATCCGGCGGGCAGAAGGAGCGGATGAAAAACTCAGCCAGGGCCTCGGGGAACGGGGCCTCGTTTTCGTGGGCCAGCGGATCCCCCATCAGCCCGCCGCCGACCTTGCAGGCAATCACATTGCCGGGGTTGGCAAGAGTGGGCGGCTTGTAGAATTGTTCCCTCATCTCCCCAGAGGCTTCGCGTTTCGTATGAAAACGATGGCTCGGACGAATGCAAGGGCGGCGTTTCCCGTGTTTGTCTCGTTCGCCGCAGAGATTATTTGGGCTTCCTCCCCACTGATTCCGCCTTGTCCCGTCGCTGATCCGGTAACTCATCTCTCCACCCGGTGCCCATTTGGGTGGATTCCCCATGACCGTGTTATCGTTCCAGAGCAAGCGCCCGGGCGCTGCGGCGGCGCAGAGAATGAGCTCGTAGTCATTCCGCAGCCAGTCTGGCCCGCCGGAACCCGGGATGCCGATTCTGTGGAAGATCGGCGGCTTGCGGAGATGGATGCCCTGGCGGTGCAGATCGGCGGCGAGCAACATCGGCACGGCCGACCATCGGAACTTTTTGGTCTTACCCTCCACGACCCAAGCCACTAGGCCTCGGCAGACGCGCAGACATAACAGGAACCGCTTAGCCGCCCAATCGACCCAATCCTGGCCCCGCAGAGAAAAGTCGATGCCGTAGGTCCGAGCATCTTCATAGGGCGGGGAGCAGAACACCAGGTCCACGCTGGCTGCCTCCATGCCAGCCAGGACCTCAAGGCAGTCGCCTAGCAAAATCTGGATTTTGTCAGCGGGCGGCCGGGCCATCCGTGGCCTCCTATCCTATTTCTCCGAACGGGATTTCTTGCCAACCTGTAACGCCAACGACTTGAAGCGTTCTGGCAACCTCGTCGAGCAGGATGGTCGCGTTGGGCTGGTTGTCTTTCACGGACGCATACCATCCGAACGCCCCCGGTCCGCCTAAAGAGCCTTCGGTGATCCATTTGGTGTTCCCACTTCCGGCATTGCGGGCGAAGGTCGAGCCGCCGGGGTTCTTCAGGTCGCCGAGGGCGGCGAAATCGCTGGGGACGGGCTGTAACTCAGGATATGCCTTCATCCAGGCGGCGTTGCCGTGGAAGTCATTACCTTCCGTCCTACAGGCGATGCGGAGCTTCTGGAGGAAGTTGCAGTCATGGCCCGCGGCGTTCGTGATGATCGCCACGCCGCGCCGGTCGGCACGGTGGGCGGTGTAGCACCCGATAATCACATTGTTGGCGAAGTGGTTGTCTCTCCCACCTCCGTTGAACATGGCGATGCCGCCAAGACGGGCAAAGACGTTGCCGTAAACCTCCGTGCCGCTCTGGGCGTCGTCAAGGTACACCCCGAAGATCTCCCAGGGCGTGTAGGGGCTGGCCAGGTCGTGGATGAAGTTGTACCGGATCACGTTGCCACGGTAGTCCCAACTCCGTCCGGCATAGATCGCCCCGGCGTCGGCGGTCTCCTGGCAGACGTGGTGGATATCATTGAACTCGATGATGTGGTTATTGCCGTAGAACCAGATCGCCTGGTGGGGCGCGTCGTGCATCGTGTTGCGGGCGACGATCTGGCCCACGCCCTCGATGTGGACGGCGACCTTGCTGGTCCGCACCCACCGGCCCCAGTCGTGGACGTTGCAGTGGCGGACGAAGTTCTCAGCGGGCTTCAGCGCCGCACGGTCCCCGCCCGTCAGGTGAACTCCCCGCTCGCCCGCATGGGCGATGATGCAGTCCTCCAGGCCATTGCGGCTGCCGGAGACGACCGCCCCGCCGCGCCCGAAGTTGCGGAGCGTGCATTTCGACAGGCAGCAGTTCGATCCGCCCTCGATCCGCACCAGGTCCCCGCGAACGGCCTCTAGGGTGAGCTTTTCAAACCGGACGTAGTTTGCGCCTGTCAACGTCAGGAGAGGTTGTTCCATCATCGAGACGACAATATCCGCGTTGGCCAGGTCCACGCCCTCCGGCGGGATCAGGAACAGTTGCCCCGTGAAGCGGTCGATGAAGTATTCCCCTGGTTCGGTCAACTCCTCCAGTAGATTGACGACGCGGTAGAATCGGTCGAGCTTGACCCCGTACTTGGGCACCATCGCCAGGCCGATCTCGTGGGTCGCCGCGTTGTAGGAGGCGACCCTGATAAGCTCGTTGTACCAGAAGGCCCCCAGGTTCCCATGCACCCAACCGTGGGCGATCAGGTTGTCGGCAGAAGCCGAACCAAAGTACAGAATCTTGCCGTCCGGCCCGATCCGCAGCGTGTCCGTGCCCGCCAGGGCCATCGGCACGCCATTGATGAACAGTTCCATCGGCGCGTTGGCGTCGGGGCCGAATCCGCCTCGCGGACACAGTTGTCCGTAGTCCTCGATGCCGTGCCCGGCGAGGTCATAGACTAGTTCGCCAACAAGGATGCCCGACGGCACACCGGACCTGGGCACAAAACAGGCCCCATTGAGCCGCACGCCGCCGATGATCCGCACTTTCTCTGTGCCGTAGGCTTTGTAGGCTACGTATCGGCCAGCCCTGCCGCTATCGGCCTCCGACATGGCGAAACTCGCCGATCGCAGATAGACGCCACTGCGCAGATAGATCACGATGCCGCCGGAGGGGATGCCGGAAGCGATCACGGCGCGGGCGGCCCGTTGCGCGGCTTCCAGCGTAAGGAAAGGCTGCGTGCTGGTGCCGAGGTTGCCATCGTTGCCTTTGGGCGAAATGTAGAAAGACTTACTCATCTTTGATCTCCTTTTCCCCCGCCGCCTCGCAGGGTTTCGGGGAACTCCTCGTGCATCCGGCCATCGAGCATCCGGCCGGCCTTGACTTTGCCGCATCGCCACAACTCAACTGATCCAGGATGATCCCGCCCATATCCGAATGGAGTGCCCTTCCACCATTGACCGTCCGGCGCAACCACACCCCGGTGTTCAGATGCCGGATTGCCCGCAGACCACTCACCCCAACTCTTGAAGAAGAACGGCACATCAGCGGCGGCGCACTGGTCGCGGACCTTGCGCACCCAGTCGGGGTGCATGGGCCGGGCGCCTGGGCCCGTCTCCCCGCCGATGATCACCCAGTCGATAAGAATATCGCTAATAAAATCAGGATGTGTCTGTGTTCCCGTGTATTGACTATTCCAAATCCACTCCAGACGAAGCGTTATCGGCCCCAGCATCGGCTCTAGGCTGACGATGTGGACGGCGGCGGGGATTTGCATCAGGATCGGGATTCGCTCATCGGCGGTGGCCTGGTCCTCGACGGAGACGCCGGGCCACAGGTTCGGCAACGGCCAGGCGAAACTGTCCGGCAGTCCATGGTCATGAGCCACCATTACATGCTGTTTTTTCAGGCGAGTTATTCCCCCTCGTTCATGCAGGTCGAGCAGGTACTCTGTTATGCGTTCTGCCCGTTTGGTCAGCACGATGAAGGTATGGCGCGGACAGTTTGAGATACGGGCAAGGACACGATCCACAAATTCATCCGGCACGGCCGGATGAAACAAATCTCCCATCGAGCAGACGAAGATGCGGCTGGGCTTGCGCCAGTGAAGGGGCTCATCGAGACGTTCGGGATGGAGCGTGACGGCGAAGGGTTTGTCGGCGGGATAACCACACCGCCCGGCCAGGCGCCGGGCGAAGCGGGCGGCGTAGCAGTGCTCGCAACCCCGGCTGACAGGCGTGCAGCCGGTGACGGGGTTCCAGACCTTTTGCGCCCACGGGATCTTCGTGTCACCCATTGGCGATCTCCAGGAGCACGTCGCTCTCCCACAAGTCGCAGTGCCCGGCCTCGGAGACGAAGCATCCGCGTATCGGGCACCTGACCCCGATGCACGCGATGAACGTTATATCCTTGTGCTTGCAATTGCGGCACAACGGGGCGCAATAGACCCGGTAGGTCTGGTTGGCGATCTCCTGGAGGGCGGCGGGGACCGCTGACCGAGAGGCGCGGAAATCCGGCATCGCTTTCAGCCTTTTGATGGTGTCCGATTCGCTCATTCCACTACTGCGCCGCCGGCGGCGGGCACGGGCACGTAGCGGCCCTTGACTTTCTTGACGATGACCGCCCGGTTGACGTTCCAACGGAAATCCTCGGCCCCGCGGAAGGCGTCGCGCTCGTCGCGGTAGTCGTCGGGCAGCGGTTCGCCGTTGAGGGCAATCACGCGGATGCCGAACCGCCGCTTGGGGTCCTTCGTGCGCCGGGGATAGATCTCGATGCGGGCTTTTTTAACAGGGGGTTCGCTCATGGGTTTTGTCCTTTGGTCGAAAAGTTGGTCGAAAAGTTCGATTAGTGCTTCGCCTTGAGGCGAGAGAGAACACACATCTTGAAAATGGCTTTTAGGCAACAAGGACGACAAGGGCGGCGGTGGTGGCGGGAACGGCCAAGGACAGTCCGGCACCTTCGAATGACGATCAGAGCTTGTCCCCCGGTTCAAATAGATCGCGGCCAGCACCAGCAGCGCCAGTGCGATGCCGAGCAGGATTGTCATAAGCAGTTCGGGCATGGAGATTCTCCTATGAGTCATCTCCTGGTACGGCCATCTCGGCCCCCGGCATGGCCGCCTCGGCCTTGTCAGGGGTTTTTCTTCTGGCCCTATTGGCCCTATTGGCCCAAAAGGCTTCCAGTGCGGCCTCGATCTGTTCTCGGCCTTTTCCTGCCAAACCGCCCAGGCCACGGACGTCCGCCGCCCAGAAGTCGCCTTTTTGGGCTTGCCAGTCGGCCAGCTCGCCCATCGTGGTGACCGGCGGATCATGTTCGGCCAAGGCGTTGATGTAGCGATCCTGGATGCCGAGTTCCATCAGTGGGATTTCGCGCCAAGCATCCTGATCAAAAGGGCGCGGGGGTTGGCTGGCCACGGCACGAGCTGTACCCGTGCCAGGGTCGGGCCCGTCAGTCTTGTCAAAAAGCGGCAGCGGGCCTAGATCGCCCAGCAGTCGCCCTGCGGCCTGGCGGAGGCGGCCGAAGGCGTCGGTGAGGGCCTCGTGGCACTTCTTGGCCTCCTCCCTGGCCTGGGCGTAGGCGATCTCGGCGTCGCGGAGATTGCTGTAGGCCGCCGCCAGCTCGTCCTTCGCCGGTTGCCATGCCTCGGCGGGGGGTTTGGCCGAAAGATCAAGTGATTCAGCCACAGAAGATTCGGCGGGCCGATCCTCCTTGGGCATATCCGTGTAGCCGATGCAATACGGGGCGATCCGATCGTGCCAGTCCGCCAGCGAATAGTGGATGAAGGCGCCGTAATCCTCCTGGAACCGAAGGAGGTTGTTCTGGGGATCCACGCCGAGATAGATCAGCGTGTAGACTTTTCCGTTTTTGCCGTCCTTTTCAATCTCGAAGGTCCGCCACTTGGGCGTCTTTTCGATGTCGATGTGGCCGTAGTTGACCTGGGGCTGCTGGGGTTCCGGGATCGAACTGCCTGATGGATCATTGACCGGCGAATTGCATTTCTTTTTACGTCCCATGGGCTTCTCCAATCCGGCTACGGCTCGGCGCTTCGCCGAGACGAGTGGCCTGCCTGACTTGCCGGCCGGCCGGGCCCAGGTCCTTACGTAGGGGATAGTGCAGGTAGCACAGGCCGCAGTGTAGGGCCTGTTTGGTGCACCCCGGCATCCGGCAGCGATCTTTGGCGGTCGGTAGAGATGCCGCCGCGCCCGGTAACTGGACCTCAAAAAGTCGCAGGCTCCCCCGCACACGGAAGGGTTCGAGCCGCCGGATGTTTTTCAGCACCCAAGCGATGGCACCGGGATAGCATTCACAGCAGGCGGCCGGCTCGTCCTGGGGAGTCATCGGCCTGCAATCCACCAGTTCGGCGACGGCCAGGGCGTAGCCGGCCAGATCAATGGCTGGTGATCGGGCCGAGCAGATCAATAACTCCCCGCGATAACTCGTCCGCCACCGGCGGGTCTCGATCGTCTTTTTGCCGTAGGCGATCAGGCTCGCCCACGGCTGCTTGACGGATAGGGCCTTCATTCACTCGCCCTCTTGTCGAATTTGTTGGAAAAGTAGACAAGCCCACAGAGACAAGAACGCATACGCCGCCGCCACCGGGACAACTCCGTTGCCGAGCATCGCCAGCCGGTCCATCCGAGGGGCCAGCCCATCAGCCATTCCACAAATCGCGGGTTCAAGCGACGGGTCGATGGCGAGGACCTCGACCCATCGGGCAAGATCGTTGGGGGCTGGGGGGAAAACCGGGAGGCGATCTCGGTCAATGGCCTGGAATTCCTGGCCAGCGTCTCCTTGCTTACCTGGCCACTGCGGACGTCGGCTGATTTCGGCGGCGACCAATTGGTGACCATCTTGGCGAACTCGCCCCCGGCGCCCTGTTTGCCGGTCGAATCGACCCCGGCCATCCCCATCGGCGTCGGCCAGTTCGCTGTTTGTGAGCAACGCTGGAGTCGGCCCGATTTGTCCCTCATGTTCGGCCCACCCTTTTCGGCGTGGCTGGCCTTGGGCGTATCCCAGAGTTTTGCTTGTGTCTGTAGGTCCACGCCGCCCGCATCCGGTCTGTGGACCTTGCTCTCCGCCGTCTCCGGCCCGCGATTCGGGACATTCGGCGTATGCCAGGATGAACAGCCGTTGCCGTTTGTGGCTTGCGCCGATCTCCGCCGCCTCGAACAGTCCCGCCTCAACCCGGTAGCCCATTCTTCTGAGGTCTTCTCGGACCTGCTGAAACCCGAGAACAAGGTGGCCGGAGACGTTCTCCAGGAACACGAATGGGGGTTCAATCTCGCCAATGATTCGAGCGATGTGCGGCCATAGGTGGCGAGGATCGTCTCGGCCAAGGCGCTTTCCGGCGCAACTGAACGGCTGGCACGGGTAGCCCGCAAGGACGCAATCCACGACTCCGCGCCATGGGCGGCCGTCGAAGGTTCGCAGATCCGTCCAAACAGGCGCCTCGTCCAGCCCGCCCGCTTCCATCGCCTCAGCCAGAGACTCGCAGCAGAAGGCTTCGTTCTCCACGTAGCAAACCGTTCGAGCAGTCGGGATCGCCAGTCGGAGGCCGAGGTCGAGTCCCCCGCCTCCGGCGCACAGGCTGAGCATGTTGAAGGCATCACGATCCACATGGATTTCTCAGGTGTTCCTTCACTCGCCGCCAGTAGTCGCCCGCGTTCGCAGAGCACCACAGTTCCGGTCCGCCGTTGTGGTAGCGGGCGAGCGTCTCATAATCCCTGGCCCGCAGGGCCGCCGGGCAGCGCCGCCGCCAGTAGCCATACATCTCGCATTCAGAGACCATCTTGTTCCGGCAGAACGGCTCGTAGGGCAGGCCCATTTCTCCTTTTTCGCCAAGACCCGAGTCGGTCCAGTGTACCCGCTGGATCTGGTAGGGTCCGCGTGACTTTCCCCCGTCGCCGTCGCGGAGGTTTTTCCCGCTGGCGGTCTCCTCGGCGTAGATTGCGTCGTACAGGTCCCGCAGTTCCCCGATGGTCGGCCAGTTTTTTGGCAAATGGCAAAAAGTCGGGGGGCGGGCCCAATGGACCTGTCCCACTAGACCCGCCCCCTCGTCATTCGCGGGAGCCGGCTGCATGGAGGAAGATGCAACCGTCTCAACCGCTATCGCCGCCGTGATCGCGGGGGAGGTGGCCGCAATCGTCCGGCGGTTTTGGCGAAATCGCTCCTGGACACCTACGGCGACGGAAACCAAGGCGAAGAGCAGGAGACTCATCTCGGCGATTCGTCTTGGCGAAGCGCCGGTTTGAAAAGTCATCACGCTTTTATCCGATCTATATTTGGGGGTGGCGGTGGCGGTTGTGGGGTATCCGTTTGTTCTTTGGTCAACATGGGGCGTGCGAACAGTTCCATCATCATCCTGCGATGCTGGCGGAGTCCTTCGGTCATGCGGGTCGCTCGCTCGGCCAGCCAGGCCGGAAGATAGACGAGCAATTCCTGGGACGTGGTCTTTCCCCCAAAAAGTTCCAGCGCCAGGTTGTAGATCAGGAGCCGTTCGATCTCCGTCGCCATGGCCTTGACGGACTCGACGGTCTGCATCGTGGTGTTGACTTGGCTGCGGAGATCTTCCAACACCGCATAGAAACTGCCGCCTCGGCGCTCTTGTTTTTGGGCGGGTTCATTCTTCGCGGCATTTGTCGAGAAAGCTTTGGCGACGAGCTGGCGGAGAGCTTGGAGCTTGTCTTGATAGCCGGCCGGGCAATCGATCTCGCTGGTCAAAAGCCGCTGGAGCATCCGCTCGACGGCTGCGGATGAGCGTCCGAGTTTGGCGGCGATCTGCTCGATGGACCGTCGAGGATCCCCCGGGTCGTACTGGTCGATCAGGCATCCGAACTCCCAGTCGTGCCAGTGCGTGCCGGTCCTTTCTGTCAAATCTATCAAGTCTGTCGCTTCCCCTGTGCCCCCGCCTTCCGTGGTTTGCGTCGCCGGTGCGTTTCCGTTCGCGTCCAT